GCTGATTTAGTGCTAGATTTCTTAAATGTTGCTGGTAACGTATAATGTATTATTTCTCCATTTGGATAAAACATTCCTCTATTCATTTTCCTTGTCCTCTATTTTTTGATCTATTTGGTACTCGTTTATTATAAGACTTTGAGTGTTGTTGTGGTCTTTTACGTTTGGTTTCGTTTTTATAAACACTTATACCTAATAAATTTTTTTTAGCCATCTTTAGTTTCTGCTTCTATGATTAATGGCAAAGGCTCATTAAAGGTTGTTTGTTCAATTTTATCTTTTTGATCTAAGTGTTGTTTACCAAGCCATATTTGCATTGCCACGTTTCCGCCTAATGCTTTTTCAAATTGAGCCCTACGCAAACTTATTCTGCCCATCTCACGTCCCTTTTTTATTAGGTGGACATAATTACGTTGTAAAGTCTTAGTTGAGACGTTACAAAATTCTGCTATTTCTTCATAAGTGCAATGTAATTGCGACAATTTCTTGATTGCCTCTGTGTCTACTGCTTTAACTGGTCTTGCCATTTTGTCCTTTTTTATGATTTTATCCAATTTAATAATGTTTTACTTAATTTTTCACTTTCTTGCAAATTTGTTAATGTATATGTTTCTATACTATCTTTGAAATAATTGGTAATATTTTGTATCTTTGTTGTTCTTCCTTTGATAAACTTGTCTGTTTGAGTATCTTTTCTATCAATATGCCTTTGTTTTAATTGTTCTTCTGGTAGTTGTAAAATTACTATTTTAAGTTCATATAAATCTTTTAAAAGTATTAGATTGTTTAATGAAAATAGTCTGTCGCCCTCAAATATAATGTTTCTTTTGTCTTTTGACTGTTTTGCATATTGTACAAATTGTTTATTTACTCCCATAGAAAGTCTGTCTGTGCCGCAAAATTTACTATCTGTATGATATAATCCAAGTAAGCATATATTGTATTTTTCGTTAAAATGACCTTTTACTAGACCATATTCAAAGTTTGTTTTAAACTCAGGATACATAAATTTAACTAGTGTAGTTTTGCCAGTTGCTGGAACTCCGCCAATAGCTAAACATTTATAACGTAAATTGGTCATTATAGTCATTTTTAAAACAATCGTATTCTTTATGCATCATTATAACTTGTCCTGTATTTCTATAATGATTTTGTTTAATCGGATTTAAGCCTAAATCCTTTGGATTATCTTCTATTCTTAAATAATCTGGCAAACAACTTTTTCTCATTTCCCAAAAAATATCAAATTTTTTATTATGCTGAATTTCTGCATATTTTATTCTATCTCTAAACATATCCATATAAACATTAGGGTATCTTCTATCTGGTCTATGCCAAGATTTATAATTACATAGTGTGCTTTCAAATGTAAAATAACTTACGTCTTTGTGGTTTATTCTTTTTTTTGCCTCGCTAAATAATTTTTCTGCTTCAATTGTTATCCAATCAATTGTTTTTTTATCATAAAAAATTTTAGTCTTCCACCAGTCTAAATCATCTCTACCTAAAACTTTGCAAACACCATTTCTATGACTTCTAGAGCCGTTAATATCTTCAAAATATAAATTATTACAGTCTATATTTAAACCTTGTATTCTTAAATATTCTAAATAGCTAAAAGCTGATAATCTTCCAAAAGATAAAAAATTTTTTCTTATATAATTCCAGCAAACTTCATAATTTTTAAATTTATCATTGTGAGTTATCAAATTATCAAAAAAATCTTTTTGTGATTTATATTTATCAATACAATTTTTATAAGATTTTACACAATTAACAAATCCAGTTTTACCTATTTTAAAATATCTTCTGTCTAAATCCCAGCCGCTACCAACTTTAAATTTTATATATTCTTTATTCCACCAATCATTTAATAAATCTATGTTTAAATTTTTAATATCAGGAAATTCTTGAAATATTATCCAACTTGTTACTATATTTTGTGTACAACCATTTATAAAAGCAATCCATAAATTTTGCTCAATATCAAAATTAAATTTATTTGATAAATATGGAAAGGCAAAATAAACTCCGCCTGGGTGACTTTTAAATTTTAAATGGAATTCATAAAACCTTAAAAAAACTTCTCTCCTATATTCTGGCTTTCTAAAATCCATTCCATATTCTAATTTTTTAATTTCTTCTATGTTATGAATATCACAATATCTAGCTAACATATTAAAAATCCATTTAGATTTTCTTTAATTTCAAATCTTTTTTCTATTAATTTATGTTTTCCTTTAATTGCTTTAACATATCCAGCATTTTTACCTCTATAAGCAACTTTAACTATTGAATAGCCAGTATTATTATAAAGCCAGTTTGACATTGATATAAAATAATCTGTAAAATTGTTTAAATTATTTACTCCTAATTCTTCTGAATAATTTTTACCGTGTACTTTTATAGAATAAGTCATAGAAGTATCAGTCCAACAAACTATTTTTGGACTTGATAAAAAACAAGCTAAAAAATTTGACCATTTACCTCTTTTTAAATGTATTATGCTACTATGAGGAAAATCTAACATTTTAATTGAATAATTTTCGTTATTTAATATAGCTTTATGACCATCTTCTTTAACAGAAATCCATCTATTATCTTTTTTTAATTGATTGAAACAATCGTTATCTATATCTGAAACTTTGTGATTTTTTATTTTTAACATATTTTGTAAAATTGTAGCTTGTATTCCAACTCCTGCAAAATATTCTCTAACGGTATATTCTATATTTTTATCAATATCTTCTAAAATCCATTCAGTAGCATTACATTTAGCGGCAACTAAATCTTGTCTTGTAGTTAAAAAGTGCAAATAAGATTGTTTATTTTTTTTTATTGTAGATTCATTTTTTAAAGGAACATTAATAAAAAAATCATATTTATTACAAATTTTAGCTTTTAAACTCATTATTTGTTTAAATTTGCTTTATTTTTAAGTCTTTTAGCTATTTCCATTTCTTCCAATGCTGATTTGCAGTAAATCATATTCTTTCGATAATAGCAAACAACAGATATTCTTTCAAATTTGCCTTTGCCTTTTATTTCAGTATTACCGTGATATTCGTGTACATCAAAAAAACATACATCGCCACTTCTTACATTAAATGCAACTTTATATTTAGGCATAACAGTTAAAGCCCCATCATAATTACCAGCTTCTAATACTCCTAAATTTCCAAAACCCTCTTTAAGATCACCTTTATCTTTGTGTATTGCTGTTCTAAAATTTCTATTAATTGTAATTGTAGAAAATACTGTACCCTTAATGTAAAAATCTGGCGAAGTTTTATCAATCATATCTTTTTGTGCTTGCCATCTTTCTGGACATACTTCTTTAAATTTATCAGATATAATTTTAATATAAGGATAAGCCGCTTTAAATTTTTGAAATTTATGTTCGTTAAATGATGTTTGTCTGCAATAAGGAATTCTAGTTTGTCTATCAAAATAACCAGCTATTCCGCTTTCTACTTTGTTATATGCTTCGTGTGTTTTTGAAATTTTGCCATCTTTATTAATACGATAACCTCTAGTTTTTCCTGCTTTTTTAATTAAGTTACCATCTGAATTTTTTTTTAAACTTGGTGGAACTCCCCCAGCTGAACCTCTATTACCACCTTTAGCAACTGCGTGTCTAAGTGATTTATAGGCTTGTTCGCATACAACACTAGGTATAATGTTTTTTCTAAAAAAAAATAAAGGTGTTCCATCTTCCTTATACGCATCGCAATCATAATCTATGACTTGATCGTAATGATGATCTTTAATGAAATAGCCCTCTAATTTTTTTATTTCTTCATCTGTGTATTTAGCTTTTGCTGTTATTGTAAGCATTTTTAATTACTGTGTATACAGTGTCAGTTACATTATCAGTTCCAAGCTGTTTTTGCAACTCCTCGCACCACAATCTAAAGTCTTTTTCAGTTTCTTTATTTAAAAATAATTGTACCATTTTGACGTGTGATATTTCCATATCTTCTGGAAAATCCACATTAAAATTTTCTTTATTATCATTAGCTTTAAAATTTAATTCCTTATCATTTTGTAGGTTTTCCAATTCAGTTAAATTAAATCCTGTTAAATCTAAATTGAAATCTTCTTCTCTAAGCAAACTTAATTCAGCCGCTAATAATTTATTGTCCCATTTAGACTCCTCGCCGCTTCTATTGTCCATAATACGATAAGCAACAGCATCATTTTTTTTAAAATCTTTTTTAACTACATAAACAACTTTTTCTCCTAACTGTTTAAGTGCTTTCCAACGAGTGTGACCAACTACAATTACATTATCATTATCAACTACAATAGGCTGGTTGTTTCCAAACTCTTTAATTGATTTCATAACCTTTTGAACAGACTCCATAGGTATTTCTCTAGGATTGTTTTTATAAGGTACAATGTCATCTATGTTCATTTCTTCTATTTTCATATTATTATCCTTTTCATTTCTGTTATTACTCCTTTTGGAAATACGTTTCTATCACTAAATGATTCTTCGTTTTCATCATAACTAGCAAAAGTCCAAACGCATTTATTATTTTTTTTAAATATATAGGCTTGTGTTACCATATTAGCTGGCTTCATATTACAAAATTCTTTTACATCTGCGTGTCCAGCATCACCTAAAATATCAATCCATTTTATTGTATAAAAATAATATTTTTTTTTATTAATTAAAATGTGTCTAAATTTTGATTTTTTTTTAGTGCTTTTTTTCATAATAGGCTTTGACAACTTCTTGATATAGCTTTATTTCATATTTAAGTTTTCTATTTTCAGTAGCTAATGCAATTATACGTTGCCTAGCATATTTAAAAATTCTTAAAATTGCCCTCATCAAACCTTTTGAATTATATGGTCTTTGTCATATCTGTCTATTTTATACTCTTTACCATCTTTTTTAAAGTAATCAAAGCTATCTTCTCTATACCTAAAATCATAGCCTAATTTCTCCATTTTAGCCCTAATAGAAATACCCTCGTCTCTAGTCTCCTCGTTTTCCCATCTTCTTTGATGTAGCCAAGTACTGAAATGTGGCACAAACTTGTCTTCAACTCCTAAAATTTGCTTATTGTAAATTTTGGCTATTTCTTCAATAGTTAAACCAATATTACCATCAACTTTGTTAAATATTTCGTGTGCTTTAAATTTAGAGCCCCTTCTAACTTCTAATAAATTCCATATCTTCTCAAATTGAGGGTCATATATATTATTATTAGGTTTAGGTTTAGGTATAGGTATAGGTGCTATGGTTTTGCTATTAGCAAGAACTGTATCTTCTCCTGATGTTCCTTTATTGTACCTCATTTGAGCTCCTTTTGTTCCTGCGGCTGATTTTCTTTTGTATTTAGCTGTTAAATAATCATATTCTGCAAGTAATCTTTTATGATACCAAGAGTCCTTGCCATCAAATCTTTTAAAAAATTCTTCTAAAACATTATCTACTTCAATTTTACAATTATCGTCTATACATTGACATATTCGATAAGCCGCTTCTGTTTTAAAAGGCTTTGTGTTTTTAGTCCACGCAAAGCATAATAGTCTAATGTAAATACCTATTTGTTTATTTGTTAAGTGTACTGTTTCAGCCGCAAATGTATCAGTAAATAACTGTAATGCGTGAAACTTATTTATTTCTTTGTCCATAAAATATATCTGTCCTTTCTAGTTCATTTAGTTTTATATTTACTTCTTTTAATAATTGCTCCTCTGTACCGAACAAAGAAACAAACGCATTTTTATTTAAGTGTACTGATTGATTACCCATATTGTGATGCGTAGGACACAAAGGTATAGTATTGTCGTGGCTTGGTCTCAACGAAATTCCTGTATTTTTTCTTATGTGATGAATTACAGGAACAGAAAATCTTCCTTTTTTACTACAAGCAATACAACCTAATTGAGATAGCTTCTCAAATCTTTCTTTATCTTTTTTTTTCATAAAGTACATACGATTTTTTTCCATCAAAATAATAGCCTGATACATTTTTACTTTTTAAGTATTGATCATACTCGTAAGCAAGTTTTTTCTTTTTTTTATAAGTATCTTTATGTGCTATTTCTTTATTTAATTTAAACTCTAAAAAACTCATAATTTTTTCTTTAATCATTTATGATCTCCTCAACTTTTAAAATATGGGTTTTAATATTGTTTAATTCGTTTTGTATATTAGCTTTAGCGAAACTATCTTTATTTAGATCATCAATTTCAATTAATTGTCCTAGTCTAATCATACGCAACAATCTTTTAAAGGCTCGTCTAACGTGCATATCAGACATATCAGAAACTAAAAGCCATTGATTTTTAGATCGTGAAAAATAATTTTCTTCTGGTGTTGCTAATTGCGTTTCATCATTTTTATTAATATAAACATCTGTAATTTTATCTGTCATATTAATCTCCTTTGATTTGGATTTGGTTCTTTCCAAGGCTTCCAATCAAAATCTATCAATCTATATTCTTTGTCATTAAACTTAGATTTAAAAATTTGATTAGTTACTTGCTTTGCTTTTTTTAAATTTTCATAAGGTATAATCATAAATTCTTCTCCGTGAATAATACCTAGTGAATCTTTTTTTCTTAAAGCCTCTTTGTATTTGTAATCTCTTACACTTACCTTGCCTAAGAAAATTTTATCAACTTTTACTTTGATCATCTTGTACCTCTTTTTTTTCATTTTCAAAAAAATATAAGATAGGTTTATGTAATGCGTTTGAAAGCTCTACAATTCTTTTTGCAGAACAAGCATTAATTCCTTTTTCATATTTTTGTATTTGTTGAAATGTAACCCCAAGTGAATTTGCTAATTCAGTTTGAGTTAATCTTAATTCTCGTCTCCTAGCTTTTATCTTTAAGCCAATAACAGAATTAAAATCTATATCAGATTGTGTCTGAGTTTTCATATTGCTCCTGTGTTTTTGATTTTAGTGGCGGCAGGAAATCGGTTTAAAACCCACCGCCATTTAACTAGAAAGGGAGATTTTCTTATCTCAATTATTTTATTAAACGATTTTTTCATACAAGTCTATTTTTAAATTAATAAATTAAAAATTGTATTTTGATTTGACAATAATTTAGCAAAATAGCTAATTTTTGTATAAAATCGTTATTTTTGGCTAAAAACCTCATATTTTTAAATAAACAAAGTATTTGCTATTTCTCTTATTTTATTTAAGTTAAGGTTAACTAGAAAATGTTTAATCGGTACTATTCTCTAAACTCATAAAAATCCGATTCAGTGCCAAGTGGGGAAAATACTAAGTTTTATCCTGATGCTTGTAGTCGGCTTCTGCCTTGCAATACTACATTGGTTTCGACACTTGGATAGCCACAGAAAGCTAGGATAGCTCCAGCGATCAAGTTTGTTTTTAAAAATAGTTTCTATAACCTTTAGCAAGTTATACTGATGATGTTAGCTAAAATAATAAATACGAAAAACTAGAGAGGAAAACAATATGACACAGCAAATAATAGAAGTTGTAGATAAAGAAATAGAAGATACTACAATTTTAAAATATGAAAACGTTGCAACTCTTGGAGACAAAATTAAAGCTTATGATTTTGATCCAACATACAGCGAAAGTCCTTTTTATCTTGAGGGTATTGTTCTTGATAAAGGATTTTTAGATAAACCTTACAAGTGCTATTTAGTTAAGGTTACTAAAATTGTTTATAATGGCTTTGATAAAACAGATAGCTTTTATGAATATATGAAAAAGATAAAACAAAAGCCTTGGAAATATGTACCATTTGAAACTGATGATGAGTTTAATGGTAGGGTTACAAATATAACAGAAAGAAAAATATGCGTAGAGTAAATATAAAATATAACGATACAATACAAACTAAATCTTTTTTAAATGAAAAAGAATTTTTAAAATGGATTAAAGGTTCTGGAAGTATCGAATTAAACCAAGCACACAAAAAAGTAATAAAGTATGTTTGGAATTTAAACGTAGGAGAAAAAATTGAATTCTTTGGTTGGAGATTTTCAATACAATCTAAAGCTAGAGCGGGTAATCATTTAGTTTTGTAAAACGAAACCAGCGGACTTGCTCTGCTGGTCTATCTACCTTGGTCGGTAGGTACTGATGATGTCAGCCACATCAAAACTAGAATAGGAGAAAAAAATGAAAAAAGGTCAAGAAGTTAAGCAAATGCTTAACACAATCAACGATGATGTTCAATTTAAAGAAGATGTTATTGTTGATATTAAAAAAACAGTTGTGAAAGAAACAATGTCTGTCTTTCCTGAATTAAAATATTCAAACAAAGATAGTGATGTTGGTTTTCTTAATGATAATTCATTAACACAACTTTGTTACAAACTAGATATTGGTACAACTTATATCAATAAATGTTTACCAATTTCTCAAAATCTTGTTGTTCATAATTTATCTTTTTGGCTTAAAGAAATTAAGTCTAGAAATGTTATGATTAGAACACAGAAATGGAGAGACGAAGATAAT